TTAGCATTATCAACTGTAACCATAACTGAAGGATGATTATCAGTGATTGGCACCATCTGGAAAGATTTAATTGAATCTTCATTGAAAACTTCTTCAGCAGATCTATATTCCCTTTGAATTGATCCATCAGCTCTTTGATAAGAGAATACACCTACCCTAGTGGCAATAGCAAAGCCCTCAAGGTATCCTTCTGGAGTTTCCTTCAGCTTTAGATCATCTAAATTTAGTTCGTCGTATCTTGTGACTTCGATCATTTTGTCTTAAAATTAATGGCAAAGTGTTTGCTCAACAATCAATTTAAACTGATTAAAAAGATTTAGTCAACATTATTTTTTGTTCAATGCAAAAGATAACAATTGAATTATTTATCAAGATCAATTGAGTATGATCTATCTAATTTTACTTTAGAGTAGAAGAAAGCTGTGTAGAAGTGATAGCCATCTCTTTCTTTTATCTTCATAGTTTGATTGCCACCTTGGTGAATTTGTAGGTTGTAATTCAGAACATTGTAAGCTTCGACGTACAACACCACATCGCAATCTTTGTCCTTTGCTAACTGCTTTATGGCACCTTCATCAACCAAAAAAGGCTCATCAGTTGAGAATTTTACATAATGAACAATGGTTCTATCTTCTAATTCACTAGAAAGATTAACAGAAGATGAAAGAAGATCAGCCATTTCTTCAACTCTCACAATCCTAACATCATCAACACTTTTAACTCCAATTGGAGTTTTTCTAAGAGCTAATTCAGAGTCAAAGAAGTGTTCCCTTTGCAGGGTGGTGAATTTAACCTTTTGGCTAAACTCCATGATGTTAAATCCTGAGCAAGAGTTGAGAATCATTAGTGCAATGATAAAAAATATTTTCATAAAAAGTGTTTTAATTGTTAATTATTTTGTTATTATAAGTTGTCCAACTTAAGAAGTTAACAACTTTAATCAAACATATCATCTGTAATGACTGGCTGGGCTATACACCTACAGTTGATGGATTCTCCAGGATTTCCAATGGATGGTGGTGCATTCCAAGAAAACATTTTGCCTTCTAATGCTGCATGATCTGGTCTAACTCTTTCATCTCTAGAAGTTGTCCAAATATAAGAGCCAATGCCAACTTCTTGTTGCCTCATCTGAGTCAACTGTCCATTGAATTTGTTGGTTTGATCTCTGGCTATAAGCTTTGATCTATTCTGTCCTATGCTTTCATCTTTGTCCAACTCTTCCTTAATTGCATCTATTCCTTTTCCTTGTGAAAGGTTTCTATAAAGAGTTTGTTCCACTCTTGCTTTCTGTTCTATTGCTAAGTTAGTTATGAGATCAACATTTTGTCCTGCAAAAGCCTTCATTTGAGGCTCTAGCCAAGATTCTTGAACTATTGGATTAACTGCTAATGAAGAATGAATAACTTTAACAAACTGGGATTTGTTAAACATGGACAACTTAGCAGCTTGCTCTGTGGAGATAGCAGATATTTTTGGTTTCCCTACAGCTTTATCAAAATCATATAAAGTTTTTTCAGTGAGTTGTTTTAAATGATCCACCCATGCTGCATCTATCCTTTCACCATTGTCATCAGGTCTAATTGACTTGGCTTGAGCCACCAACATTGAAAGATTAGGAATGATATTTTCCCTAATCTTCTCCCAAAACACTTTATTGATTGCTTGAACTTCTCTGATGTAAGCCCTTTCAGCTGGCATTGGATAAAGCCACTTCTTTGGTCTTCTAATTCTGATTTTTCCTTTATTAGCCATTAAGGCTTGTTGCTTAAGCAGCAGATTTGCCATCTTTTCCAATCATTGGTTTAGTTGGATATTCAGGAAGTTCTGGTGCATCACCTTCCACATGAGTCTCAATAGAATAATTTCCTTCACCAAATCTAGATGCACGAACTTCATCAGGATCATACACACCTGTGTTGATGTAAATTTCATCTGTCTGAGCTTGCTTATATCTCATGTCTACTTTCTCAGCATCAGTTTGTTGCCACAATGAATTGAATTCATGGCAATAATCTTCAGTTGCATCAAGCTTGGAATCTTTAGCCATTTTCATATACGCAATCAACTTATCAAGTTGTGGACTCATCTCTTCTTCTTGGTCTGACTTCACTTTATCATAATAAATTCTCATTTCATTATCACCAGTGGAGTTTAAGCCCTTTGTTGGTGTGCCGAATAAGATATTTCCAGGAATTCCAGTCATTCCAGCCACTGAGCTTTCAACCTTAGAGAAAGTTTCAGACACTCCGGTCATTGCTTGAGAAACTGTTTCGTAAGCCTCATCAATGTCCAATAAAAGAGTTGTGGAAACTGATTTAGCCAAGTCGAAAATTTGAGCTCTTGCATCTAATTGCTTTTGTCCATCTTTATTTTTTAGGAGTTGGAAAAGATTTTTGATTTTAAGAACATCAACATTGGACTTGGTAAGAAGTCTCAAGAGAGCTTGCTGAGCCAAACCATAATCCTGAAGAACTTCATGAAGTGATTGCAGGATTGACAATCCCCAATACTTTTCGTAACTAACATTTAACATCATTTCTTCTCGAGGATAATATTCACCTTTGAAAACTAAACACCTGCTTTCATGAAGAGTTAATAGCTGTCCATAAACGTTAACTGTGAAGTATTCTGGCTCGCCAAAATTTTCACTCAACACATCTTTGTAATAATTGTTGGCATCAATGGTGACATACTTTCTGCTAAAGAATTTTAGCTTTTTTATGCTCTTGATATTGTTAACATTCACTGGATCATTAGGCAATCCACCATCATCAATAACCATGAAAATAATAGAGCCACCGAACAACTTAGCAGTTCTCAATGCACCCTTAAATTCTGTTTTAGCTTTTAGTTTCTTGAGGTATTTTAACAACTCTCCATCTGTGTCTTCAGGAATTGTGATCCATTGACGAGTCATATCATCAACTAACAAATCAATGATCCTCTTGGTCAATCCATTGCCTACATAAAGTGAAGCTATGGTTGCATCATCAGCTAATTGAAGGCTAAAGCCTGCATTGCCATTCTTTCCTGTTCCTATTTTCTTGGCTATATCAACATAGCCATCATTTTTAATTTGTTCAAGCAAAGTTAATTCAACTTTTGTTGTTTTTTTACCTGCCATATGTTCTCGCCTCAATTAATAAACTTGAATAATCCGTTGGTCTGTCCTTTGGATCAGCAGGATCAAACAATAAATCTTTCACTGCGTAAGTCAGTGTGTCCACTTGATCTTTTTTATTATTGTTCTTTTTTGCTGAAAAAACAAGTAATTCTTTTTCAAGAGCTGGAAGAAATGGAGCTCCTTCAGGAAATAAAACCTGTCTTGATTCCATCCTAGGCACTATATCATTGGCTCTAGCCACCTTGTCCTTATCAGGAATTAACTTTGTGACTGGTATATTTGTAGTATCTTCCAAGTCTTGAATCAATCCACTGCCAGATGACTTATCTTCAATGGCTAATTTGATTAACTCACCACACCTCATAAGATCATAACCAATTGGGATATAATCAGTAGCATAATGCAATGGTGATGTCAGATCCTCTTCATGCTTCTTCCAGAACTCCTTAGCAGCCACCCTAAGTTTAGGGCTTGTCACTTTAATCCTCATCACATCAATCAAGTATGCATACTTTCTTCCATCTTTCTCGAAAAGACCCCAACACATAAACACAGTCCAGTCATTTTGTCTTCCTTCTTTCTGTGCAGTGTCTGCATAAATGGCTCGATAATCCAATTTAGGTAGGTATTTGTAGTACTTAAAATACTCTTTCTTGAATACTTCACCATCATCAGGTATTGTCTTTTGAAGGTATTGTGCATTGTAGTTCTTTGAGCCCATATTCTTTAAATCTTCCTTCATTTCAGCTTCACCATATCTTCTTTCATCAAGCCACTCACCTTCCTTCACAGTCTTTTTAAAATCACCAAAGTGATAGTATTTCTTTTCCTCAAATCTAACTGGAATGATTAAACTTTCCCAAGAGCTATCAACAAATGTGCCTGTAAAATCCTCATCATGAAGTCTTTGTTGAACATTCAGGAACATTCCTTTTTTCTTGTCATCAAAACGAGAAAACAAAGTATTCTTGCACCAATCAATGCATGATTCTCTTTGAACAATGGATGCAGCCTCTTCAGGGTTCATAAGGTCATCACCAATAATCAAATCACCACCATCACCTGTTAATGATCCACCAGTTGAAGTAGCAATCCTATATCCACCTTGGGTTGTGATGAATTCTTTTTGTGTATTTTTCGTAGAGGCTTGATCAACCCTATCATCAGATGTAGACTTGATGCTAAATTCTGGAAAGGCTGATTGATACCAAGATGAATTGGCTATTGTTCGACACTTGCCATGTATTTTGTGACTTAGAGCAGCTGAGTAAGAAGCACAAATGATCTTCATCCAAGGCTCATCACCAAGCCACCACATAGGAAAAGCTACAGAACATTGCAGGGTTTTGCCCCAACGAGGTGAAATGTTAATATTTCCTCTTCTAAACTGACCCATCCTCATTCCTGTAAGGAATTCACTCATAGCATCTATGTGCCAATTCATGGCAAAATCTCTTTTATCCAAAGTCATGAAAGTCCTTTGGTAAAAGGAGCTAAAGTCTTTTTTTAGCAGGTAGTTAAAGGCTTTCCGTGAATATGGGTCAAATTTTGACATTGGTTGCTATCAGATGTTTAAATGTCATTTTTTGCTTTTGATCATTCGTTCCATCACCTCTTTTTCTTCATCAGTGAGTGTTTCACTGAGTTCAGCAGAGATTCTTTGGGTGTAATCACCTGAATATTTAGTCAAATGTTCCATTATCTTAGCAGATAAATCCCCAAGTCGTGAGACATGTCCGGCTCTTCTTGGATCTGATTCATCCATTTTGTCTATGATTCTTTTTAGCTCTCTAGCAGAGCCAATCATTGAGCAGACAATAAACTCCATATTGGTCTTTCCATCATCTGATGATTTCTCAAGAGCAACTTGCTTGATGATTGTCATTAGATTCAAAGCTCCTTTTGGTCGACCAGCTGGTAGTTCCTTTCCAAAGTGCTTTCCTTCTTGGTTTCCCTTGGCAAACCTGTGCTTTTCATCCCTCTTTATGGGCTTTCCTAATTTGTTTAGTTTTACTTGTTCCTGTGGCATTATGATTGGTTTTATTTAGAGCGAACTAATCCCGATCTAAATTATGAACACTTTTTAAGTTAAAAGTCAACAACTATTTTCAATAGCAGGTAGATGTCAAGTCCATGCTATCCCCTATATAAAAAGGGTACAAGGCTTTTCACTTTAAAAACATCAATATCAGACTCCGCTGTGTCTGTACTCTGTGCCGTCTTGAAAAATAACTCTCGTTACCAGCGGTATTTTGCGGCTTCTTTGAAGAATTTTAATTTCATTGATCGGTTTAAAATAACAAATTCGGTTATTTATTAAAGTTTTGCAAGATATTAAATTATAAAATTTCAAATGTCTTTCTTGTAAGAAAGACTTTAAATTATTTCTACACATTGTTCTATATTTTGACTCAGAATCTAAATAACTAAAAGAATTTA